CGCGCCCGCGCCCGCCAAAAAAACCCAAACGGTAAAACGCACTGGAAGACCCAGCAAATACTCACCCGAGATCGCTAAGGTGATATGCGAACAACTGAGTGAGGGAATACCGTTAAGACAGATATGCAGAGAGAACGATGGCTTCCCCGCTTGGAGGACTGTCTACGATTGGATGGCGAAAGATGATTCTTTGGGCGCTGACGGTGTCGGGCTTTCTGCATCCATCGCACGTGCGCGAGACATTGGCTATGACGCCATCGCTGAGGAGTGCTTGTTGATTGCTGACACTCCCCAGTTTGGGCAGAAGCAGGTGATGAGTGATGAGGGCGCCACAACCACAATTGAGGACATGCTCGGACACCGCAAGCTTCAGATTGAGACCCGCCTGAAGTTGCTGGCTAAGTTCCACCCTACCAAATATGGCGACAAGCTGGGCTTGCATGGGGTGGAGGGCGCCGCCTCCATTAAGACCGAGGACACTGGCACAAGCCGCCTGTTCGAGTTGGTGCGCAATTTGGAGATGAAGACCCGTGCTGGATCTGCTTGACGCTGAGACGGCTAAGGAGTTCATGGCTCGCCCTGAGCTTGACAGGTTGGCGCACATCAAGCACTTGGAGTGGGTCGCAAAGGCTCACCCCTATCAGATCCCCCCTGACCTTGAGCAAGACTACACCGTGTGGCTCCTCCTCGCAGGCCGTGGAGCCGGCAAGAGCCACGCTGGGAGCCATGCCCTGTGGTGGTGGTGCTGGACGCACCCCAACAGCCGCGGGCTCGTTCTAGCCCCCACCAGTTCGGACGTCAAGTTCACCTGCTTTGAGGGAGTGTCAGGCTTGCTTGCCAACATACCCCGAGAGCTTGTAGTCAACTACAACAAGCAGGATCACGTGATTGAGCTTGCCAATGGCTCGACTATCAGGGGCATCAGCGCAGACTCCTATGAGCGCCTGCGCGGCCCCCAGTTCCACTTTGCATGGTGTGATGAGCTTGCGGCATTCCAGTATTTGCAGGACGCATGGGACATGATGATGTTCGGTCTGCGCCTTGGCGAACGTCCAAGGGTAATCGCCACGACAACGCCCAAGCCCAAGGACTTGATACTTGACCTAGTGGGGCGAGAGGGTGACGACGTGGTGGTTGACCGCGCCAGCACCTACGCCAACATGGACAACCTAGCACCGAGCTTTGCCAAGCAGTTGGAGCAGTACAGGGGCACCAAGCTCTTTGAGCAGGAGGTCATGGGCTCCTTGGTTGACCTCGAGGATGGCAAGGTGGTCAACCGCTCAATGTTCAAGCTATGGCCTGCCTTCACCACCGACGGGCACCCCAACCCGTTCCCTGACTTTGAGTTCATTGTCATGTCGCTGGACTGTGCCTTTAGCGAGAAGACCCACAACGACCCTACCGCCTGCACCGTGTGGGGCGTATTCAAGCCGCTGGACGCGCCTATGTCTGTCCTGCTCATTGACGCATGGGCTGAGCACCTGAGCTTCCCTGACCTGAAGCCTAGGGTTATAGAGGAGTTCTACACCAGCTATGGTGAGGGCAAGAAGGCGAAGAAGCCTGACTTGATGGTCATTGAGGACAAGGCGGCAGGCATCAGTCTTATACAAGAGTTAGCCCGTGCGGGGTTACCTTGCAGGGCGTATAACCCGGGTCGAGCAGACAAGATGCAACGGCTACAGATCTCTGCCGCCATCATTGCCGCTGGGCGTGTGTGGCTCCCCGAGAGCGAGAGCCGCCCCAACATGGTCAAGTCATGGGCAGAGGGCTTCCTGTCTCAGATCTGCTCATTCCCTGACTCAGCGCACGACGACTACGTTGACACCACCACGCAGGTTCTCCGCATCCTGAAGGACATGAGTTGGCTCGACATTGACCCGCCCCCTCTGTATGATGACGACGACGACTACGCCGACGACTACAAACCAAAGAGGGTGAACCCCTATGCCGCCTAAACTTAACCCGCTCGAAGCCATCAAGCAAAGCAAAGGCGCTAAGGTTGTCGGGTCGCTGGCTGATCAGGTCAGAGCCGAGATGGCGGCTGAGAGAGCCGCACAGAAGCCGCCTGCATTGGTTAGGTACGAGTTAGAGGAGGCGCGTAAAGCCAAGGAGGCAAGCCAGCCGCCCGTCAAGGCGTCCGAGGCATACGGCAAGCATGAGGGTTCGTACATCAAGCCCATCTTCTATGACCGCATGAAGGTTGACTTGGAGAAGGGCAAGTTTGGGGGCCCCGGCTTCTCGGGCATCCAACTGATTGACCCTGAGTATGCAAAGGCGCGGGCGGTGGCTGGCGTAACCGACAAGAAGATGGGAACGCGCATCCTGAACCGCAACAAGGCGCAGGTTCCTAAAGGCGCTAAAGTGATTTGGACGCCATCGGTTGGCGGTCTTGAGCAACACAAGTCCAACTCCACAATGTTTGGCGAGTTTGCTGACATTTTTGCCAACGAGCGCAAGAACCTGTCGCCCGAGCAAATTCAAAAGATGAGCGACTACGCCAGCACCAAGGTGAACAACAAGGGCGAGTTAATCTTCCCCAACGGCATTGACTTAAATTCGCGCAACTTTCGTAAGGCGGTCAAGACCTACAACCAACGCGCACTGTTGGCTGACATCTTTGCTGGACGTGGCGTGGGTGGCGAGAAGGGTCGAACGGTTCCAATAGAAGAGTTGTTGCAAAAGAACTTAGATCCAAACATGGCTGAGGCTGGCACGCTGGACTTGGGCAACAGGCTGTTCCGCTTGGACGATAACGTCATTGACAGACCCGACCTGCACAGCGACTACCCCATCATTGCCACGGGCGAAGATCTAGATGTGAATTACCTGCCCACGCCCATTGCCTCGGTGTTTGAGGATTTTAAAACGGCTAAGGAGTTGGAGAAGGGCCGTGACATTACGCAGATGGATTACACCAAGAACGATCCAACGCAGTTGCTCAGCGAAGACTTGTTGACAAGGATGCAAAAGGCTGGGTTGCGTCGGGGCGGCTTAGTGCAAATGGCTAAAGGTGGTGCGGCGCGTGGCATCAAGAAGCTTAAGGGGATCTACAACGAGGTAGAGACCAGCATGGGCAGGGGCAAGGGCGCTGACTTTGAGCAGACCGCATCGCCGCTCAACATCATGCGCGAGGGGACTGGGCAATGGACAAAGGGTAATTTAGAGATTCAGTTAGCGGACATGCAGGATCAGGCGTTTTCACCTGAATACCAAAAAGCATTGGAAAATTCCCTCAAAGCAGACCGAGTAAGAGCCGCCGCAGGCGACAAAGCCGCACAAGATCGGATCCCAACATACGAAAGAATGATTGCTGAGGGTTTGGCTAAGAGGCAATGGGTTGACAGCAATCTCAAGAACTACATCAAGAAGCAGATGGGTTCACCTAATGACCCAGTACGCGCACTGGCTGAGAAGGGCGTCACTCACCTTAAAGGAATGGAGAGGGATGCAAATGAGGCCATCAACCCAGTAAAACACCGCCGCAGAAGGGCGGGCTTGCCCGCAGAAGGTTTAGCTCAAAGCGATGCGGCTAAGGTGTGGGAAACGCTATCTGACAACTCTCTGCGCTCAGTGCTTCCCCAAGATTTGCATAGCGGCGCACACGCAAAGAACCCGTGGATGAAAGACCTGCCCGAGGGCGAAAGGGTCATGCTTTACAACCATGAGCCTGAGCTTGGATTTCAAGACCTGCTTGGTGACATTGAGCGAAGAGTAGATGCTGGTGAACTTCGCCCTGATCAATTGAACAAGGTCACCGTGGCTGATACGGTCAAGAGCGTACATGATGAAAGGGTGCGCAAGGAGGAGAATTCACTCCGCGCCATGCAAAATAATGCCGCCACCAAGGTTGTCAAAGAGTATCCCAATGGATACAAGTGGGTGGAGATCAGCGCGAACAAAGACTCCCCACTGCCTGAGGGCTGGTCATTTGATCCCGTGGGTGAGACGTACACAGACCCCAGCGGCAAAAAGACAATCCACAACCCCAACTACATTGCGGCGCAAGAAGCCTTGGAGCACGAGGGCGACATCATGGGCCACTGCGTTGGCGCCTACTGCGATGAGGTGTACAAACAGGGCCAAAGGATCCTGTCCTTGCGTGACCCCAAGGGTGAGTCGCATGCAACCGTGCAAGTAGTGCCTCGAGAAAATGGGCCACCTCGCATCAGGCAGATCAAAGGCAAGCAGGACGAGCCACTAATTGGCAAGTATCGACCCATGATGGCTGATTTAGCCAACACAGGTGAATACTCACACATTGATGAATTGCAAAACGCTGGCTTAAAAGAAAAGAGCGCGGTGTTTGATGCGCATGAGGAGGCGTGGCTCAAATCCAAAGGTTACCAAGTACCCAAGTACCTGCTTCAAGAAGACGTTGACGTCATGCTCAAAGCCTTAGACGACAACGGCGTGCCACCCATTCCCGAAGCAGGCATGGCTAAAGGCGGTGCCGCTAAGGGCGCTAAAAAAATAATGAGTCTTGCCGATCAGGTACGCGCTGAGATGGCGGCTGAAAAACAATACGGGCAAGTCAGTGGCATGGTGTCAAAGGTGGGAGAGGAGGGGCGCTCACCCATCATCCCAGTGCCCAACCGCTGGTTCCTGCAACCTGACAAGTTCCCTAACCAACAGAAGCTGATTGAGCGTGTCTTGCAACAGACTGGCATGAGGCGCGAGGACTTCCCGTCAGGCGCGTTCATTGATCCGCGCACAGGCGAGGTGCTTGACTCCCGCATCATGGACGACTTGGGCGTCGTCATTAACCCAGCAACCAATCGCCCCATGATGTCAGCCAAGGGTCAGTCAGGGCTTGAGGTGCTTGACCCCAAGACTGGCTCATACACCAAGAGCAACTTGGTGCGCAAGGGACTGTTTAAGCCCGAGGGCGGCGATCCAATGCTCAATGACATGAGCTTCATTGCAACAATTGAAAAAGGTGACGCAGGTCACAGGTATGGCTTATCCACCGAGTACGCCAGCCCCACAGAGCTATACAACACAGGCACTGGCGCCAACCCAACATTACGCCCAAGGAGTAGGGGCGACCTGTTTGGTGTGGGTGACGTGGTTGGTCAAGTCCGAATTGGCAAAAGCAATCCGCATGACGTGTACGAGAAGCTGTTCGTTGCGCCCAAAGGCTCTGACGTGCAGGGCAAGAAGCTAAGTAAAGCTCAAGGCGGCTTAGCGCACATGGCTAAGGGTGGAAGGAGCGTCCGAGGCGCCAAGAAGGTCATGTCACTGGCTGACGAAGTGCGTGCAGAGATGGCGGCAGAGAAGCTTGCCTCACCCCCAGCCAGCGTAAAGGTGGAGCCAGCATACCCTTACCAAGATAGGCTCAACAAGGTCAAGCCAGTCTACGGCGCACGCAAGATCTTGCCTCGAGAGCAAGCTGACGCAAACAAAGCCGCGTTCTTAGAGCCAAGCGTGATCAAGGATCGGATGTACCACGGCACCAAGCGTAACTTCACGCGGTTTTCCCCTACAACCGCCGACTCAATTTTTTTGACCCCTGACCCCACGTTTGCCTCAGGCTTTGCTCATGGAACAATAGAATTCAAAGATCCATATAGCGATGTATTGCGACAACGATTTTATAAAAATCCCAACGCAAAGTTCAAAGACCCTAAGCGTCAAGTTGACAACGCAAATATATTACCCGTGCGAGTTCAGGTTAAAAACCCATTTGATTACGAAAACCCTGAGCACGTAGAGGCCCTGCGTGACTGGATGTTAAAAAACGAAACCTTACCTAAAGATCGCCTTGAGGTTCAGTTGCAACACATGACCGACCCCGAGCTTTCTGCTAACTGGACTCAAATGGAAAATCCTAAGCTTCAAAAAGGCATCAAGGCGCTTGGACACGACGCCTACTACACCAAAGAAATGGACACCAAGAACCTTGGTGTCTACAACCCCAACGTTGTTAAGTCCGACATTGGCAACATTGGTACTTACAGCACCAAAACACCTGAAATTACTGAGAAGAAAGGCGGCTTAGTGTGAAACATTACGACCTATTGGAATCATGGGGACACGACAAGTTGGTCAAGCACATGAAAAATGGCGGTCAGCCTGAGGATTTTGACAGCAACGCGCCTGAAGTAGAGCCTAAACGTATTGATCGCATTCGCAAAGAGCTTAACGCCATCAAATTGAATTTGCCCGACTCAAAGAAAACGCTTAAGCCGCTGGTAAACGCAGAGGGAACAAACAAAAATGCACGCTATCAAGCTGGCATGGAGTTTCCTGTTGGCAATGAGTCATCCATGCACGTTGGCACAAGCGGCGAGTCAGGAAGACGACCACATGAAATCCGCGCTGGGTTTGAGACCCCGATTGCTGGTGGTCAGCTTCGAGCCACTGGTTCTTACTCGCCTCAAAACAAAAGCCTGCAAGCGGTTTACGAGCGCCGCTTTGATGACGGTGGCTTTGTTGAGCCCATGGGTGCCCCCTCTTCTGAGGTAGAGCCTGAGGACGCTGAGTTTATGCGCCGCTTAGCTAAGAAAATTGCCGAGGCAACTGGCAAAGAGATTAAGCAACTTGCCACTCCTCGAGGAGCCAAGGACTTTACAGCCAACAGCATTGCCGCCACCTTGGCAGGAGGCACATCGGACATAGTGAACTTTGGCTTACAAGGCGTTGATTACTTGCGAGAGCAGGCCGCAAAACAAAACAAGCGCGGCTATGTCAAAGAGTCTGTAATGGGTGACAAGCGGGTTCCTCCTACCGTCAAGCCCTACGCCAGCGATAAGCCATTTATGGGAAGCGATCAATTCCGCGATGCGTTTGAACGGCAAGGGCTTACTTCAAAAGGGAGTCAAGAACAATTTCCAATATTGGGCACAATTCCTGAGACGATTCTTAACCCAGTGGGGCCGCTGTCAGCAATAAAAGCCGCGCCAGCAATTTACAAAGGAGCAAAGACCGTGGTGCAAGAGGGTTTACCCCGCGCCACAGAGATGGGTGCTAACCGCGTGGTGAGCGATGTGCGCCGCTCCTTTACCCCTGCTGACGTCACCGTCGAGGGCGTTGGCCCTGATATGGGTTTGTTCAAGCCAAGCGAGTTCCAAGAGTACGCAACCAATCAAAGCGTGGGCAAGGGATCACCCTCGCCGTTGACAACCCTTGGTGGGCGTAAGACGCAGGAACGCAAAGGGCAGGGCGTCTACATGAACGATGCGGGAAACCTTGAGACCAATCCCATGCGGGCATTTAGCGTCAAGACACCTAACTTGGCTACAGACAAGCCATTACGTGCTGACATAGCTACCGCAGGCCGCGAGTTAAACCAAGAGGCCATGGCGGCGCACAGGTTTGTGCCCATGGCATCGAATCAGATCAAAGATGCGTCTGCCATGATGATTACTGGCAAAAACGGCCCGTTGACGGCTGAGCAGGTCAAGGCGATTGGGGCTCGGTTGCCCGAAATGATTGTCTCGCACAACCCCCGCACTGGTGGCATCTTTGTTGCCCCCTACATGGCAAAGCCCAACTCAGTCAACCCTGAGTTCTTGAAAGCACAAGAAGTGGCAAACGCCGTCTTGGGCAAAAATGCCAAGTATCAGTTTGGCAAAGCCGACCCCAACAAAGACTTGATGTACATGCCTAAGTCAACTTACGACTTAGAAGGTGCCCGACCACCCTCCCCAGCCGCCGTGGCCAAGAGACAGGCTCTACGTAAGATGGATCAGAACTTTGTTGCGCCCGCAAAATTGCAAGGCGTGCCTTAAAAAACGCCTCGTCTTGTTTCCAAAATTTTTGATTAAGGTCATCGCAATGAAAAATTGCTTCTTCACGGGACAAAAACCAGTCCACCAGCACAGGGTTGGGAGTGTCGGCGTGCACGACGCCATAACCGTGATCAACCTCAATCACAACGTTTGGCCAGCGCTGGAGCAGGTGGTGTTTAGAAAAGTCAAGTTCTGTTTTCATAAATCTATATTAACACAAGGTTAAACATATGGCTACCGAAATGCCCATTGAGCAAGAATTTGATCGTGAAATTGATGGCGTACAAGCAACAGATGAGGACATGATTGTTGATGTGCCTGAGATGGACGACGCTGATATTGAAGAAACTCCTGATGGTGGCGCAATTGTCACCATGCCTGATGACTTCAAGGGCCCGTCCGACGACACTGACTTCTATGAAAACTTGGCTGAGACGATCAACATCCTAGACTTAAGCAAGTTGACGATGCGTTACCTTGACATGTTGGACAAGGACAAAGAGGCGCGGAAGAAGCGGGACAAGCAGTATGAAGACGGCATCAAGCGTACTGGCTTGGGTGATGAGGCACCCGGCGGCGCTAACTTCATGGGCGCAAGCAGGGTCGTTCACCCTGTTATGGCTGAGGTCTGCGTTGACTTTGCCGCCAGCGCCATCAAAGAGTTGTTCCCACCCGATGGCCCAGTGCGCACCAACATCCTTGGCGAAGTAACCGACGAAAAGACCGAGGTTGCCGAGCGTAAGCGCGACTACATGAACTGGCAGTTGACCGAGCAGATCCCTGAGTTTAGGGACGAGACAGAGCAACTGCTTACCCAGCTACCCCTTGGGGGCTCACAGTACATGAAAATGTGGTTTGATGAGAAACTTCGCCGCCCCTGCGCTGAGTTCATCCCCATTGACAACATCTTGTTGCCCTTTGCCGCCGCAAACTTCTACTCTGCACAGCGCGTATCTGAGATTCAAGACATCACTGACTGGGAGTTTGAGGCTCGCATTAAGTCAGGCTTGTACCGCGACATTACCTACATCCGCGCCAGTTCGGATCCCGAGGAGAGCGGCCCACAACAAGCGACAAACGAGATTGAAGGTAAAGAAAACGATGAAAACGAAGACGGTTTGCGTCGCGTTTTTCACATTTACACATGGCTTGAGCTTGAGGATGATGGTTTTTCTGACGGCGAAATGGCTCCATACATCCTGATGATTGATGAAACCGAGAACAAAGTGCTTGGTTTGTACCGAAATTGGGAGATGGGCGACAAAGCTATGGAAAAGCTGGACTGGGTCATTGAATTCAAGTTCATCCCATGGCGTGGGGCATACGCAATTGGCTTGCCACACCTGATTGGCGGGCTCTCAGCGGCGCTTACAGGCGCTTTGCGGGCACTTTTGGACACCGCACACGTCAACAACTCGCTAACGATGCTGAAGCTCAAGGGCGGGCGCAACAGTGGGCAGACGCAACAGCCTGAGATGACGCAGGTAACGGAGATTGAGGCGGCTCCCGGCATTGACGACATCCGCAAAATTGCCATGCCCATGCCATTCAACCCCCCAAGCCCCGTTTTGTTCGAGCTTTTGGGCTGGTTGGACAACGCCGCCAAGGGTGTCGTCAGCACCGCAGAGGAAAAGATTGCTGACATGAACGCCAACATGCCCGTTGGCACCACACAGGCGCTGATTGAGCAAGGAGCCAAGGTATTTAGCTCAATTCACGCTCGTTTGCACGATTCACAACGCCGCGTCCTTGGTGTTTTGGGTCGAATCAACCGTTGGTATTTGAATGAACAGAAAAAAGGCGACATGGTTGCTGATTTGGCGGTTACTAAACAAGATTTTGAGCGCAATACCGACGTTGTGCCCGTATCTGACCCCCACATCTTCAGCGAAACCCAGCGTATGGCGCAAAGTCAAGCTGTTTTGGCGCTTATGGAGAAGTATCCCAACGAGTTCAACCAAAAAGCTGTGCTTGGGCGCATCTTGAAGCAAATGAAGGTGCCAAATATCTCGGAATTGATGCCAGCGGCGGCAAAACCCGACGAATTGGACGCCGCAAACGAAAACGCGGCTATGGCATTGGGCAAACCAGCCTTTGCATACCCGCGTCAAGACCAATTGGCACACATTCAAGCCCACTTGAACTTTGCGCTTGATCCAATCATGGGATCTAACCCGCTGATTGCTCAAGTCTATATACCGCAGGCTTTGGAACACATCAAGCAACACATGATGCTGTGGTACACAAATCAAATGACGACCTACGTCACTGGTGGAACAGATATCACGCTTCAGAAGTACGAGAAGAACAAGCTTGCCAGCACGGTTGACAAAGCTGTTGCGTTGGCGTCTGACCACGTCAAGATTGATACGGCTAAGACCTTTGAAAAGGTTGTTCCTGTATTGCAACAGCTTGGACAAATGATGGCTCAGTTTGCTCCCAAGCCTCCAGTGGATGCCGAGTCTCAAGCCGTATTGCAGGCGTCTATGGCAGAGACCCAGCGCCGCACAGCACGCGATCAGGTGGAAATGGAACTGAAGAAAAAAGACCAAGAGATCGACGTAGCTATGAATGTCGAAAAACTTTTGACACAAGAGCGCATGAAGACCGCAGACCTCAGCGTAGAGGAAGCAAAGCTCAAGCGAGAGCAAGAGCAAACAGTGCTTGAACTGAATCAAGCGACCCAACGTAACTTAGGAGAGTAAACATGGCTACAAACAGCAAAATTGGTGGCACACCAGCAGGCCCCACACGTCAACACTACCGCTTGGCAACAGGCGAAGACGTAACCAAAAGTCAATCATCTACAGCGTCTAACAGTGAGAAAAAGAGTGGCGGCTTGTCTGCCGCAAAGTCGTCTAAAGGCAAGAGCAAGTAATGCGTTTAATCAATGACCTCATAAGTGCTGTAAAAGCGCGTCAATCAGAGATCAGGTACTCGTTGACTGATGGCAACGCCATCAACTTTGAGTCCTATCAACGAATGGTGGGTCAATACTCAGGATTGCAGGAGTCGTTAGACATCCTTGATAACTTAATGAAAGAAAAAGACGATGAGTGAAAGCACGGTAGCGGGTAATGCCGCTGATTTACGGGAAGCATTTCCTGTTGTAGACCCCGGAGCGCGTCCACTTGGTGCAAGAGTTTTAGTACAACTGCGCCGTACAAAAAAGACTGTGACTGCAAGCGGGATTGTTTTAGTTGAAGAAACTAGAGAAACCGAAAAGTGGCAAAACATGGTTGGCAAAGTCATCGAGCTTGGCCCCCTTGCCTTTCGCAAACGCGACAGCATGGAGCCATGGGTAGAGGGCGTTTGGTGCCAAGCTGGCGACTACATCCGCGTCCCTAAATGGGGTGGGGATCGCTGGGAGGTTCCATTACCCAATGCCGCAAGGGACGAAGACCCCATCCTGTTTATGGTGCTGAATGACCACGAAATCATTGCCTCCATTACGGGCGACCCACTTGCAATGAAAGCATTTATATGAGCACAGAACCAAATACCCCCGAGCAGGAAGTAATGGTGATCCAAGAGGCGTCAGACGGCGGCGCAGTTGTTGATCTACCCTCAAGCATCCCATCCCCTGACGCTGGTCAAGGCGGTGACTCAGACGAAGCCGATGCCGCCGCACAACGCGCAGAGATACAAGCCACTGGCTCTGTTGACCCTGATGCTGAAGCCGCACGTCAGGCTAAGCGCGACAAGCGCCGCATGCGTAAGGACTACCACAAGCAAGTGTCGGTGGAAAAGGACATCAAGCTCCAACAACTTGAGCGTCAAAACCAGCACCTGCTTGAGCGCCTGTCAGTTGTAGAGCGTAAAACACTTGGTTCAGAGTTAGCCCGCCTTGATAAGCGGATTGAGGATGAACAAAACCGAGTCGTTTTTGCTAAGCAGAAAATCAAGGAAGCCGCCGAGACAGGCAATGGCGATTTGATGGTCAGTGCGCAAGATATGCTGATTGAGTCAAGCAGGAACTATGAGGTGCTTGCAAACCTTAAAAAGCGCTCAATTGCACCTCAGCGCCAGCAAACCATTCAAAAGCCTGACCCTACGCTCCAGCGGCACGCAAACGCTTGGATGTCCAAGAATTCTTGGTACGACCCAACGGGAAAAGACCCTGATTCACGCCGTGCGTTAAACGAAGACCAAATCTTGGCTGAGGAGGGGTACGACCCCAAAACAGCCGAATATTGGGAAGAGCTTGACAAACGCTTGCATAAGGTGGTTCCTCACCGTTATACTGACAACATGGACGAGGTTTCAGTAAGAACCCAAAGACCAAGAAATGTTGTTACAGGCTCAGGTCGTGAAAGCATTACTCAGAGTGGTGGTAGAAATACTCTCACTCTTTCACCCGAAAAGGTGAAAGCCATGAAAGAGGCTGGGTTGTGGCAAGACCCTGAAAAGCGAGCGCGAATGATCAAGCGCTACGCCCAAGAAGCACGCAACAACAACGAAGGTTAAGGAGTTACGAAAATGGATAAACGTCTAAAGAAAAATCTATCTGCTGGTGGACGCGACAATCGCGCGAGTCTTGATTCGGATCGAGAGGCACCTGAGGATAAGTTCGCATCATCCCAAGAGCGTAAAAAAATGTGGTCGGATGAGTGGACACAAAGTGCACTACCCAACGTCCCTGAGTTAAAGGGATGGCACCTTTGCTGGTTATCAACAACCAACGGTTACGACAGCATTGATAAGCGTATGCGACTCGGATATACACCAGTGAAAGCTGAGGATATAAACGGGTTTGAAAATTGGCGCGTAAAGGCTGGCGAACATGTAGGTTTCATCGCGTGCAACGAGATGCTCTTGTTCAAGATTCCTATGGAACAGTATCAAGAAATCATGGCGCACTTTCACCACGATGCTCCTCTTGATGAGGCGAACAAAATTCGCTTACAAGCCGAGGCGCAACAAGGTCGAGACTCTTCAGGCCGTAGGCTTGGACAGGTTGAGGGCGAGGGTTTGGATAGTATTGACACCCCAGTTCCTGCCCCAGTATTTGCTGGGTAGATTCTTCAAATAAACAAGGAGTTAGACTATGTCTACAACAAACGCTCCATTCGGCTTGCGCCCATCGTTTCATCCCTCGGGTTTGGATCGTGCTATTGCGTTAGTTGATGGAATTGCTTCAACCTACAGCACTGGTATTTTGAAAGGCCAGCCTGTAGCTCTCAACACAAGCGGCAAAATAATTGCCGCAACCGCTGGTAGTGCCTTTCAAGGCGCTTTTGCTGGTCAAGAGTTCACCGACTTGACTGGACGTCGTCAAATTAGCAACCAATGGCTTGCAAGCACTGCATACCAAACTGGTTCGCAAATTACTTACTACTACTCTGACCCAAATATCGTTTACGACATTCAGGCAGACGGCAGTTTGGCTCAGACCGCCATTGGCGATCAAGCAAACTTTAGCAACATTTCCGCTGGTTCCACAACCACTGGTTTGTCGTCATGCACCATCTCTTCAAGTTTGGTGGGTTCGGGCTCTGTTGGTGATTTGCGAATCATCAACTTGACACCCGGTGTTGATAACGCATTTGGTGACGCATACACAGTGGTTCAGGTTCAAGTGAGCCGTAGCCAGTATGTCGCAACCATTAACGCCATCTAAGGAGTAAATCATGGCCGCACCAATGCGCAGTACGGACTTTAGAAGTATCGTTGAACCAATTCTCAATGAGTGCTTCGATGGAGTCTATGACCAACGTACCGATGAATGGTCACGAGTTTTTCGTGAGCAAGAAGGTATTCCCCGTAACTACCACGAAGAGCCAGTCCTTTATGGATTTGGTGCCGCTCCTCAGTTGCCTGACGGTTCACCTGTCAGCTACCAACAAGGCGGCGTGCTGTTCCTCAAGCGCTATGTGTACAACGTGTATGGCCTCGCCTTCGCATTGACCAAAGTGTTGGTGGAAGATGGCGACCATATCCGCATCGGTAACGTGTATGCACGCCACTTGGCGCAATCCCTGATCGAAACCAAAGAGACACTGTCTGCGAACGTGCTTAACCGCGCTTTCAACTCCAGCTATCAAGGTGGCGACGGTGTTGCTCTGAACAGCGCATCACATCCTATCGTGAACGGTACAACCAGCAACTTGTTGACCACCGCCGCAAACTTGTCTCAGACATCTCTCGAACAGATGCTGATTCAAATTCGTCAGGCGATTGACAACAACGGTAAGAAGATTCGTTTGGTGCCCCGCCAATTGGTGGTCGCCCCCGGCAACATCTTCCAAGCCGAAGTGCTGTTGAAATCTGTCCTGCGTACTGGTACAGCAAACAACGACATCAACCCTGTCAAAGCAATCGGTCTGTTAGACGAAGGCGCGGCAGTGCTGTCACGTTTGACCTCCAGCACCGCATGGTGGGTTCAGACCGACGCGCCCGAAGGCATGAAGCTTTTGATGCGTCGTAAGCTGGAGAAAACCATGGAAGGCGACTTTGAAACTGACTCTATGCGCTACAAGGCTACAGAGCGTTACGACGTTGGCTTTACTGACTGGCGTGCCATGTACGGCACACCCGGCGTCTAAAACACGCCAAGCAGGGAGGGGTCAAAAGCTCCTCCCTTTTTTTTAATATCTTGTCAAGCTTTTCAAGGAGAAGACAAAATGCCACAATTTTCAGACGACCTTTTTCTAGGTTCCGCTATTACCACTCAAGGTGCGGACGCCTATCCTGCTGTTTCAGTTTTTACTGGTTCAATCGCTACAACCACGTTGACCGTCACCGCCATGCTCAGCGGTGACCCAATCACTGTTGGAATGTTCATTGACAGTTCAACGTCACTCACCAATGGAACTTACATTACCGCTTTCGGTACGGGTACTGGCGGCATAGGCACTTACACCGTAAGCGCCTCGCAAACCGTAGCAAGCGCCACCATCATTGGTTCGGGTAATGCTTTGTTGCAAAACCCATCTCCGATGAGCGTAGGTGTTGGCCCATTAGGGCGTGTCTACATTTGGGACGCTGTACCACAAGCAAAGCTCACAACCAATATCGTTGCCGCTGTCATCACAACTGCTACCACGCTCACGCTTGCCGCAGGTGCTGGTGTTACCGCCGTTACAACCACAAGCGGTACATCACTTTTACAACTTGACTGCCCTCGTGCTGTTTGTACAACTACAGGCGCTGGTTCTCCAACTTCTGTCAACATTACTGTTTCAGGTTTTGACTACTACGGTCAAGCCATGAGCGAGGTGATTGCAACAGGGACAGTGGCATCAACAACCGTCAATGGTAAAAAAGCCTTTTTCCAAATTTCCAGCGTCGTCTCTTCGGGCGCAAGCGTGGTAACCGTTGCGGTAGGTACAACCGACATCTTGGGTGCGCCATTGCGCATCACTGATAGAGGCTACGTTTGCCGCGCTGGTTGGGACAACACCTTGGCTGAAGATGCTGGCACTATGACGGTTGCCGCTACTGCTACAGCAACCACCACAACGGGTGATGTTCGTGGAACTTATTTGCCCTCCTCAGCGGCAGATGGCGTCAAGCGTCTTGTGATGGAAATAGCCCTGCCAGCAATTGCGGCAGGCCCAAATGCAACTCGTATTGGCGCTCTTGGCGTCACACAAGCATAAGGAGAGCAGTCATGGGTCAATTTAAACCAATGGTCAAGATGGAGACCACTGAGCCTTCAGTTGAGTTAAAGCTCAAAAAAGGCGGTCACGTTGAAATGAAAAAAGGTGGCATGGCTAAAGGCGGTCACAAGAAGATGGCTGGTGGTGGCGCAATGGAAATGTTGGGAATGACTCCAGCGTTTGTTGGTCGCCCTGCGGTCAATGCGCCCGTCAAGAGCCCCGGCAAGCCCTCCATGTCCGCACGCCGTAAGGCTATGGCGGCAAAGAAGCCTGCAATGCCTAAAAAGCGTTCTATGCCTATGCCTATGCCTAAGTCAAAAGACATGGCAATGATGCCCCCTATGATGCCTTCTGATATGCCACCCATGAAAAAGGGCGGCAAAGCTGATAAGTCTCAAGACAAGGCCATGGTCAAAAAAGCCTTTAAACAGCACGACGCTCAAGAGCACAAAGGCGGCAAAGGCACCAAGCTGGAGCTTAAAAAGGGCGGCAAGATGGCAACTGGCGGCGTAGCTATGGCTAACGCGGGTGGCTACAAAAAAGGCGGCATGATGGGCGGTGGCGGTATGCACATGATGCCTGACGGCAAAATGATGAAAGACTCTGCCATGAACATGGGCGGCAAAGCTTGCGCTACTGGTGGTGTTGCCAAGGCTAATGCTGGTGGTTACAAAGACGGCGGTATGCCCATGAAAGACGGTAAACCCGCTTTTGTAGGCGACGGCAAGGGCAAGATGAAAAGTGGTGGCAAAGCCATGATGATGGGTGGCTACGCTACTGGTGGTGTTTCCAACTCTAACGCTGGTGGCTTCAAGCATGGGGGCAAAACCTCAAAAAAAGCCTTCGCGACGGGGGGAACTGTTAACACAGGCAAACCTGTCGCAATGCAAGAGGGAAACAAATCTGTTCCTGAACCCAAGCGCCAACAGAACCACAGCGGTACTTACAAAAATGGCGGCGGTGTAGAAAATCAAAGCCTAGTAAAAATTAACGACGCCCAAAATGCTCCAGCAATGAGAGCAAGCAAGGCTGACACTAATTTAAAGTATCCTGAAACCATGAACAGTCCCCAAAAGACGCCAAAACTCAAGTGATGAAAACAAGTGGGGGCTTCGGCCCCTGCTTCTAATTGGAGATAAATATGGCTGATGCAGTCACAAGCCAAACGCTCGTTGATAACGAACGCACGGCTATTATGAAATTTACAAACATCAGTGACGGCACTGGTGAGTCTGCGGTTTTAAAGGTAGATGTATCTGCGCTAACAGCAAACAACGCTGGCAAAACTTGCACAAGAGTGACGGTCACCAAAATCTTTATTGCCAATCACGGCATGGAAGTCAGAATGTTTTTTGACGCCACAACTGATGTGCCGTTCTTTCTCTCATCGTCAGGTGCAACTCAGACGCTCGACATGAGTAATTTTGGCGGCATTACCAACAACGGTGGTGCTGGAGTTACTGGTGACATTGTGTTTAGCACTGCTGACGCTTCTTCGGGTGACACCTACTGGTGCATTTTGGAAATGATTAAAGGGTACAACTAATCATGCCAAGCAAATCACCTTCTCAACACAAATTGATGGCGGCGGTTGCGCACAACCCTGCGTTTGCCAAAAAAGTTGGCATTTCCACAAAAGTTGGCAAAGAGTTTGTCAAAGCTGATAAAGAAAAAACAATGAAAGGCGGCGGCTTGTATGAAAATATCAATGCAAAACGTAAAAGAATCGCTGAAGGATCAGGCGAAAAAATGCGTCGAGTTGGTAGCGAAGGCGCTCCAACGGCTAAAGACTTTAAGCAATCAGCTAAGACAGCCAAAGTGAAATGAAAAAAAAAGAAGTTAATCTTGCAGTTGGTCGAGGCGAGAAGTTGCCCGTTGAAAAAGGCGCTGGATTAACAGCCAAAGGTCGAGCAAAATACAATCGTGAGACTGGAAGCAATTTAAAGGCTCCACAGCCCAAAGGCGGCGCTCGAAAAGATTCTTTTTGCGCACGTATGAGTGGTGTTGTGGAACATTCAAAAGGGGACGCACCACGCGCCAAGGCATCGCTAAAGCGGTGGAACTGTCCCGGTTGGTAAAGGAAAAATCATGGATGAGCCACTTGTAAAAAATTACAAATTTTCCGAAGCTGTCGGCAAAGACGGGAAGACAAAGTATTTTATCAATGGTAGTGAGATACAAGATAAGGCATCGTTTGAAAGATTAAAAACCAAAACAGGTCAAATCATGGATGATGTTATGAAGGACTCTACGGCAGAATTTGATGCCGCATATCCAATGCCTGAGTCTATGAAAAGACCAATCAAAAAAGCTAAAGGTGGAAAAATTAATTTGGCTGGTTGCAAAGTAAACACTGCAAAGAAAAATTTTAATTCACGGTTTTAAGACATGGCTTACTCAGGAACCGTTGGAACCACTGTAATTGATGTACAAACCCTGATTGACCATGGGGCGCGTCGGTGCGGCAAATTGGCTGAGGAATTAACCTCAGAGCAAGTTTTGTCAGCCCGAGAATCCTTGTATTTCTTCCTAAGCCACTTGATAAACCGAGGCATCCAGTATTGGTGTATCAGCAAGGTGGTTATTGGACTCAAGGCAAACGAGTACATCTACAGCCTGCCGCTTGGCGCTGTTGACGCCCTGAACGTGCTGTATAGGACTATGACTAGACCAACTGGCTCATATAGCTCCTCCGCTGGCGGTACTGTTGCAAACGCCTTTGACGGGGACATAGACACTTTTTGCTTGCAAACATCAGCCGCAGGCAACATTGCCGTTGATTATGGCGTTACTCTGCCCTATTACATTGGTTCAATTGGTTTTATGCCATATGTGGCGGGCGGGGGCACACAAACGTGGAATTACGTTTTTGAAAGCTCATTGGACGGGATAACGTGGACGACGCTGTACACGGGAACCTCGGTTTTGGTGACTGATAAGCAGTGGATATGGCAGGACATCGACCCCGGTGCCTATGTCGGGTACTACCGCATGCGTGCCACTAGCACTACCATCTTGGCTCTGCGAGAGCTTTATTTTGGTACAGACAGCCGTGAAATTCAAATGTCTCGCCTTAACCGCGACGACTACACCAATCTGCCAAACAAACAATTTACAGCCAACCAGCCGTTTCAATTTTGGTTTAACCGCACAATTCCACTTCCTCAAATGCAAGTTTGGCCTGTCCCAAGTAGCAATTTTGTGCAGGCAACGGTATGGTATTCGCGTCAAATTATGGACGTTGGACAGCTTTATGGCGAGGTGGAAATACCTCAGCG